AGTATCTCGGACGTTAGCAGCTTCTAAGAAACCGAAGGAGGCGCATCATGGCAACAGCCGCGCACAATTGTTCGGTTTACTATACGGGAACGTCGACAGCGGTCGCCGGCGAGGCGTGCTCCGTCGTTACCGGGACCGGCGGTCTCGTGTATCAAATCACGGACGCAGCGAAACGCATCATCGATCCGAATCAGACGGTCACGGTCTACAAGGCCGGAGCGGATGTGACCTCGACCGTTGCGATCAACTATCTCTTCGGACAGATCACGTTCGGCGTTGATCCTGCGCCCGATGCGATCACGATCGACGTGAACTATCTTCCGAGACACGAGATCACGAACGCTCGAGAGTTCTCCGTTAGCTTTGCGAGCGATATTGTCGACACGACCGTCTTCAATGGCGACGCAGCTCGGAAGAAAATCCAAACGCTGATCGATGCGTCGGGCTCGCTGACTTCTTACGAAGCGGCCTTGACGGATTACGGCGGCGGACAGCTTTCGGACTGGTTCACGGACGGAGCTTCGAAGGTTCTCGAGTTCGGCTTAGTCGACGAAACGGTTCGCTGCTGGGCGACGGTCGAGTCTCTCGAGCCGAGCGCCGCTGTCGATGGCGTGGTCGAGCTCTCGGTCGGTTGGACGCTCGACGCTCAACTCGCGGGAACGGTTGCCTTCGGATTCCTCGCGACCTAAGAACATTCTAGGCGCTAAGCGCTAGAAAGGATTTAGGAATGAGTGAGGAAAAATCGAAACGTGATGCTCTTCGGAGCGCTCTTCTCGGAAAGTCGAAGCGGATCTCGAAGACCATCGAGATCGCCGAGGGCGTCGAGATCGAAATCAGACAGCCGACCGTCGGAGCCCGATCGAGGATTATGAGCGCCGCCGGCGTCTCGGGAGCGTCGCAAGATCTAAACGATCTCGCAGCGATCCAGATTGCGGCCGTCGTTCATTGTTCTTTCGTGCCAGGCACGAACGAGCGAATCTTCGACGCTGCGGATCGTGGAGTTCTCGAAGAGCTTCCGACGAATCAATGGTTCGATGAGGTCTCGGGCGTTGCGCTTGAGCTCATGAACTCGGAGCCGGAAAAGGCGGGAAAGGCTTAAGGAAGAACTCCGAGCGCCTGTTTCTTTTCCATCTCGCCGAGACGCTAGGAAGAACAGTCGAAGAGATCGAGAACGGAATGAGCGTGACAGAGTTCTTCGAATGGGCGGCCTTCTTCGAACATAAAGCAAAAGAGGAAAAGAAAGCGATGGACAAAGCGAAGAACTCGAGCCGAGGGCGTCGCCGATGAGTATCGGAGTTGTCGACGCAACGCTTAAGGTCACAGGCTTTAAGAAGCTCCAAGATCAGGCGAGCAAGGCGTCGAAGTCCATTGTCTCGATGTCCGATGAGCTCGACAAAGCGTCGGGCGGATTCAAGGCAATGGGCGTCGCCGCCGGGGCCGCTTTCGCTGGCATCGCTCTTGCTTCGAATAAAGCGGTCAAGGCTTTCGGAACTCAGATCAAGGCCGAGCGATCTCTTGAGGTTGCATTCAAGGGCCTCGGCGACGGGGCTAGCGGAGCCGCTCAAGAGATCAAAGATCTCGCAGCTCAGCTGCAAAAGACGACGACGTTCGGCGACGAAGCGACCATTCAGGCGGCGTCCTTTCTTCGCATCCAAGGGCTGACGAAAGACCAGATCAAGAACGCTCTTCCGGTGATCCAAGATTTCGCAGCCGTGACCGGTCAAGACTTGTCGAAGGCTTCGATCCTCGCCGGCCGAGCGATGACGGGCTCCGTCAAGGTTCTCGAGCGCTATATCGGAAGCATTGACGACTCGACGGCATCGACGATCAACTCGCTCGGGCCTCAAGAGAAGGCGGCGGCGGTCGCTGAGCTCTTACGCCAGAAGGTCGGAGGCCAGGCCGCTATCCTGCGACAGTCCGGCGTCGGAGCGATGCAGGCGTATTCGAACGCCGTCGGCGACCTATGGGAAGAAATGGGCAAGCTGATCGACCGCCCGGTTCGAGAGTTCTTCGAAGAGTCGATCGTTAGCGTCGAGGCGATGACTTCGGCGCTCGGCAATCTCGCCCCATGGGCGAAAGAGACGCTCGTCACGGTCGGAAAATTTGCGCTCGTTTTCTCCGGAGCTGCGGCCGCAATCGCCGCCGTCGCTTTAGTGATTCCGCAGATCGTGACCGGCCTCGGTTTGATGAAGACGGCTTTTCTCACGATGAAGCCGACCATCTTGGGCGCTCTCGCTCCTTTGGCGACGTTTATAGCGGTCGCCGCGGCGCTCGCTGTCGTGATCGCCGGCGTCCGCAAAACGTGGGAAGACTTCGGTTCGGCGTTCGTGTTCGCTGCGAAAGAGATGTTTCTTTCGGTGCTCGATATCATCAAGGTATGGTCTCGAAACGTGACCGAGTTCTTCGGCCGTGTTCTCGACAGTTTGCTCGCCGGCGTGAAGAAAATGATCAATACGCTTGGACAGCTTGCGTTCGCTCTAGGGTTCGAAGATCTAGCGAAAGATGTCAAAGCCTTCGAGAACATCTCGTTCGAGATGGACCTCGGGCTCGTCGGTGACGCAGCGAAGGCGGCCTCGGAGATCGCTTCGAAGACCTTCTCGTCGGCCGCTGGGGCGGCGTCTTCGGCCGGCAACGGAATCGCTAAGGCTTTCGGGCAAGCGTTCGACCATGTTCGAGACGGCTTCGGCCTACTGAAGAAAGACATCGCCGGCGCATTGTTCGTCGATCCGGCGACCAAAGCCGCAGCGGCCGTCGCAGGCGATAAGGATGACCCAGGCGGAGGCGCTGGCCCTAAAGGTAAAGGCAAAGGCGGATCAGCAGCGGTCGCAGCAGCCGAAGCGAAGAAGACAGCCGACCGGCTCAGCAAGATCTCGACGAAGTTTAAGAACGACCTCGCCAAAGAGGCTGCGGCTTTTGCGGCCGATCAAGAGCGGAAAAGAGTCGGGCGCATTCAGGCCGGATTCGGAGCCGTAGGAGCTGCGGCCGGTGGAAACATCGGCGGAGCCGTAACCGGCGCTTTCGCTGCGGCTGGATCAGCTCTCGGGCCTGTTGCTAGTGGTGCTCTCGCTCTCGTCGATACGTTCGCCGGGATGTCGGCTTCTGGGCAACAGTTCAAAGAAAGCTTAAGCGGTGCCGTTTCCGAGATCGGCCAAGCGCTCGCCCCGTTGTTCGACGTTTTGACCATTGTTCTCGGCATTGTGATGGATACGCTCGGGCCGATGATTGAGTTCCTCGCCCAACAGTTCAAACTAGCAGCAATTGGCATCCTGTTCTTTATTCGAGGCGTTCGTCGGGTTTATATTTCTTTGCTGAAATTGATCGATTTCATCACGCCCGGCTTTTTAGATCTAAGTGATACCGTCGCCGAGCTCGAGCAGGCGCAGCAAGGGACGATAAAGAAACAACACGAGCTGCAAAATTCTATGGGCAAAACAGCCGACGCAGCGAAAGAAGCGGCGTCTTCGATGCTCAATATCCCGAGAGGCGTCAAAGTCGCAGCGGCTCGATTCGCAGCGACTACGGCTCAGGCTGGAACGCGTGAATTCCAAGACTTTATACAACGACCCGGACAAGCGGCGACGAACTTCAGCCCCGACGACACGGTGATCGGCGTCAAAGACCCTGCGGCGCTTGGCGGCGGCGGGACGATCGTTCTTCAGAACGTGCATATCAACGCAAACGACCCGACGGCGTTCTTTCAGAATCTTCTCGAGATGGTCAATCGGGACCATAAGCGAGGCGGCCAAGCGCTCGGCGGAATGTTTCAAGGTCGGCCCTAGGTGGCGAGCTTATCCCGTTGCATGATTTCCCGTCTCGTCATAATCTGCGCGCAGCTTCGGAGTTCTTGAAATGGCCTTTCTAACGATCAGCGGTTTCGAGATCCCGATCAGCGCCGGCGGCGTCTCTTTGAACCGTGAAGCCTACGGCCGACAAAGCGTCGCCTATGGCGGAGCTCAGCAGCCGCAGCGCTGGGGCACGACTCGAGCGTTCGACCTCTCGACGCCGGTCACGACGAGAGCCAAGGCTCGAGCGCTTTCGGGCCTGATCGCCGGAGACGGCCATTCGATGCTATTTGATTCGACGCTCTACAGCAGCACCGGCCTAGGTCCGAATCCGGGTTATGGAATCACGATGAGCGCGACAGGCGGAGCCGTCGGCGGTTATGTTCAGGTAACGAGCGGTCAGTCTTTGACCTATACGTTCAAGCATAACTTCGACCGAACGATGATGGTTTGCAAATACGACGGGGCGGCCTGGAATCATTACGCGTTGACCTACGATTACAGCACGGCGACCACGGTTCAGTATAAAAACGGAGCCGTTCATAGCCCGATCGCCGGCGACAATATTCTAAACTGGTTTAGCTACAATTCGACCTTCGGATATTGGCAGCTCGAAGGCAAAAACATCGCCGGAGTCGCCTCCGATTCTCGATATGATCAACTCGTGATCGCTCCTTATGTGATGAGCGCCGACATGATCGCCGCCTTCGACACGGAGATCTTGACGACGGGCCTCGCCTTCAGCCCGATTCCGCTTCTTCGTGTGAGCGGCGACATGATCCCGGACGGGCCGCAGCTTTACGTCGGCTCGACAAGCGAGAGCGAATACCAAGTCGCAGCGATAGCGAGCGGCGATCTCATCGCTCTTGATCTGAGCTTCACGCTGACCGAGTACCAGGCGCGCTTAACGTGAGAACGAACCCGACCGGACTCGGCCAGCATCCGAACGCAACAGCGAACACAAAAGCGCTATGGGTCTTCGATAAGGGCTCAGCGAATACGGTCTACGATATCGTCGGAGGTCGCAACGTCACGAGCGCAGCGGCGGCGCAATGGACGACCGGCCTCGTCGGTCAGTGCGTCAATATGCGAACGACGACGAACGGCATGATCGACGGCGTAACGGCGGCCGGTGCCGACAGCGCCTTTTGTCTTTCGACGTGGACTTGCGAAGCATGGGTTCGCCTCGACAGCGAATCCGACACGACCGGAGCGATTCTCGAATACAGCAACCCGGCGAGCAACGAGTACGCCTTGACGATCTCCATCGTTGCCGGGAACGTAAATGCTTCATGGGTCTCGGGCGGCGTGATCGTCTCGGCGAACAGTACGTCGAAGATTCGCACCGGTACTTGGACACATATCGCCGTCGCCAAGATCGCCGACGGTGCAAGCTTTGCGACTTTGTTTTATATCAACGGCGTTCTTGATAATACGCCGGGCGGCCTCGGCAATGCGAGCGCAGCTCCGGCCGGCGTTTGGCGAGTCGGTACGGGCTCGACCGGCGACTTTCCCGGCGAGATTTGCAGCCTTCACGCAACGGCCGACACGTTGACGCTTGAGCAGGTTCGCGAGAACTGGCGGCGCGGTATGCTTTGGCAGAACGAATCGCAAACCGGCCACGGGAACACCTACCTCGATGTTTATGTAACGCCGCCCGGTGCGGCGACGAGCGTTCTTCTGAATCAATACGGGATCGCCGGGATCAACGGCGCTTTCTGGAACTTCCTAGAAGGCGTGACGATCGTCGAGTCGGTCGATAATCAATGCGACACGGCGACGCTTGCGCTCAAGCGAGAGGTCTTCGATCTGAGCCTAGCGCCGACGATGGACGGAAGCGCCATCAATCAAACACCGGCGGTCGGGATCACGCATCCGGGACCGGACAGCCGAACGAGTCAAGACCTCCTCGCCGTCGGTGGCACGGTGACGATTTTTGCGAAGCGAGTTCCGGAACAGCTCAACGACCCGAATCAAACGGCGATCGCAACCGGAACGCAGATCTTCAGCGGCTCAATTGATTCGGTGAACTGGGCATCGTCGACGATCTCGGTCGAGTGCATCGACGACGGCTCGACCTTGGTCGACACTTATTTCGAGCTCGAGGCCGACTACAACTCGCCAAACGGCAGCAGCACGGCCGAGGCCGGAATGCAAGCGCTGATCAACGCCGGAATATCGGTCGGGCCGCCGACGCTTTACACGCCGGTTTCGCCAGGCTGGACGATCGGGCCATGGACGCAGCGACGAGAGAGCGTGATGCAATCGATCCAAACGCTCGCCGACCAGATCGGATGGCTCGTCAAATATAAATATGACCCGATCTCGAGGCTTTACCGGCTGACGCTTCATGATCCTCAGCGAGCTCAGACTCGATTCGACGGCGTGATCACGCCGAAAGATTACACGCAGGTTTCGAGGATCTCTCAAGCGCTGACGAACGTTCGAAACGTGGTCCGGGTTTCATTCCTCGACACGAACGGCGGAGCGAACGGCGTCGATCGAGAGGGCAACGTTCGAGGCGCTCCAGCGAAGCAAGAGGCGAGCGACGCAGCGTCGATCGCTCTTTACGGCCGGCGCTTCATGGAGATCGCCGAGAGCGCAACGAGTAACATCGACAGCAACGCCGAAGCGCTCGACATGGCCGAAGCGATCCTCGCCGATCTCAAAACGCCCGACGTGAATATTGATCTCGATCTTCCTTATTGGGAAATCGAAATCGGCGACCGGCTACTCTTCGAAGAGAACGGCCG